GGACTGTAACCGCTGCGAGAGCCAAACCCCAAGGATTATCAAGCATTGTCAAATATAGCTTTTTGATCTTTTCCTTTAGATTATCAGTTGCCAGCATTTCTGCTTTTAGAGCCGCAATTTTCTTCCAAATTGCCGCTTCTAAAACTGCCGTTTTTATTGCATTGGCAATCATCATAGCTTTATATGATGCCCAAGCAACCACAATAGCGTTAATTAATCCTTTTAATACGGTTAACGCTCCATTTATTACTTTAAACGAAGCAATTAGGCTTGTCGTGTATTTGCATATATCTATTATGCTTTTAACCAAGTTTCCAATATATCCGACAACTGCAACAATGACAGCTTTTGCCCCGGCAAAGTAATCAATTACATTACCAAGAAAACGCACAAATACAGTTACTGCTTCGTAAAGGCTGCGCATTATTTCTTCCATACCGCCAAACTTCAGCATTAGCCCCTCTACGGCTGACATCATTCCGGCAAACGCCGCGTTTGCGTTGTCGGTCATTGTATTCGACATCTGATTGAAGTCATCATTTGCGTATGATATTGCATCTCTCAGCTCAATTATACTATCTGATCCGGACAAAAAAGAGTTAAATGCCGCTACACTTCTTTTGTCGGTTAGCTCTAATGTTTTTGCAAGGTCAATGCCCTCGGCATTTAGTTTATTCAGCCCGGCCACCATATCGTCAAGCGTTTTTACGGGTCCGCCCATTGCTTGCGACAATTGACCGTTTGCATCACAAAGATTAAGTATAATATTTCGCGTTGCTGTTGCTGCGCTGCTTGCATCAAAACCAGCATTTGCCAATGTGCCAAGAAGCGCAGTTGTGTCTTCAAGAGACAAACCGTATGCATTTGCTACCGGGCCAATCGTTGACATTGAAGCTTCAAGTTTTGTAAAGTCAAGAGAACTTTTTGTTGTGGCAATTGCCAAAGTTGATAAAACGTCTTCGGCCTCTGCTGAACTTTTGCCAAATATGCGCATCGATGCTCCTGCAAATGCTGCGGCTGATGATAGGTCTGTGCCAACTGCCTTTGAGAATTTCAACACTGAAGGTGTCATATCTTCAATTTGTTGCTGAGTGAAGCCTAGTTTTGCCAACTCAGTTTGAAGCCCGGTAACTTCCGATGCTGTTGCGGTGGTTGTTCTGCCAAGTTCTTTTGCTTGGTTGGTTAGTTGCGTAATTCCTTCGCGGCTCGTGCCTAATATTGCAGCCAGTTTTGAATTTGCTGCGGTAAAATCTGTTATTGTCGAAATTGCGCTTTTGAATACGTCTATAATTTGGTTTGTTACAGCTGTACCTATTCCCATAAAGAAACCTTTAACGGCTGTACCAACTTTATCAAGAGACAACAACGAAGCTAAAAAGCCACGCGAAGAGCCTGTTGCTTTTGCGTATGCTTTCTCGACTTCTTTGATTTCTTTTTCAAGGTTTCGGTATTTCTCCGGCTCGGCGGCCTTTGACGTATTATTTAACTCACGTTTTAAGTTTTTGAGCTGCTTGCCAAGCTGTGCGGCCGTTTTTGTTGACAATGATAGCTCGTCTTCATAGCTTGCGATTTCTTTTTGGTTGGCCCGTATCGCATCACCGTTAGCCTTAATCTGGGCATCAAGTTTTGCAATTTCTGCCGAATGATCGCCTTCTGTTCTGACAAGCGAAGCAATTTCTTTATTTAGCGTTCTATTTTGTTCGCGTAGCCTTTTAGTGGCTTGGTCAAGTTCGTGTATTTTTTTCTGAGCTTCCGAAACATTTAAGTCAATGCCGACTGAAATTTTATCATTTTTGAGTTTTGACATAATTAAAGGGTAATTTCGTTTTTAGCAAAATTACCCTTAACTCTTATGTATTCAAAGGACTATTACAGTTTGTCAAGCTGTTCTGCAATCCAAACCATTACCTTGGTCACGGGGCCAAAATCTTTTGGTTTTTCTTCTGGTGTGTTAACAACAGGTAAGCCATCTCGTTTTCGTTCATAGATCGTTTTGATTGACGCTAAAAGTGCTATTACTGATAATGATAAAATAATTGCCATTGCAATGTTGGCCTCTGTGCTCCCCAATGAGTTTGCGTTTGTCAATATCAGCATTACAGACATAAGTCCGGCCAATGACAATGAAATAACGGGACCTATTGCAATCATTATATTAATCAAAAACAAAACCGGGTAATATATTATCAATGCGCCTATTACTCCGGCTACAATTGCATCTGTAATCGGGTGAAACGTGACAGTTTCAGCCGGTATTAGAATATTGGCTACACTTAGTGAGATCATAAGTATAACGAGTATACATCTTCTTAATTTTTTACTCATAATTCGATACCTTTAGTAAGAAGTTCGGTAATTAGTTGCGATGTTGGTAATTTGCGGCGGTCTGCCTCGTCACGTATAAGGTTGAGTAACCACGTTGGTAGCGTCAGGGATATTTTTGTCCTTGGTGCTCCGTCTAATGTTTTACGTCCTGCGCCTGTGCGTGCGCCGCCGCTTCCTATTCCGCCCATGATTTATTTGCTATTAATATTATTACACCGCAAATATAAACATTAAATTTGAAATATGCGACACTTTCAAACAAAAAAATAATATGTTTAAAAACATATATTTTACCGCTTATTACTCGTTATTGCGGTCGTCCTCTTTTGCTAAAAAATGACCGCGCAACACAATCAAGCCAAGACCTATGATATTAACCGTTGTCGTTGTAAGTATTGCAATCATAATTGACTCAGGGATATTAAGCCCGTATTTAACGATAAACGGACATTTTGAGTAACTGAGCACAATAACGCACAGCACAATAAGAAGATAAATCGCTATAATCCACAGCGACCAACGTTCCAAACGTCTGCGAGCGCGAGTATTTTCAATTGTTCGGTGTTGTTTTATAAGTTCCTTGCACATTGATATATTTTCCGGCGTATTACCTGCGTCAAGCAATACATCCACCTTGGCCAAAATATCTAAGTCACGTTTTTGGACTTTGAACGGATTTCTAAAGAAAATTTTAAGGCAATGAACGACGTAATATCCACCATGCGTTAAATAATGCCGCCAATTTACATGGTCATGGTCTGAAAATATATCGTTTTCGTCTGACATATTAATTTATCCGGTTTTCTTTATTTGCAAAATACTCTTTAATATAGTCGTCGCTTATTACCGTGCTCCACTGTTTTTGCGTGCCCGGGTTGCATCCTTCATAAAGCGTTTTGTGCCAAGGTGAACCTTCCTGATGAGACCAGTAAGTCAGTTGCACCGCCGTACGATTATGCATGTGTTTAACGGCATCGACTACCAGTTTAAGCGCGTTTTCATTTTCCTTATATGCTTTAATCTTTTCCTCAGAAAATTTCACAAGCTCGTCAATGTTAATTCTTTTATTGACAATAGGAAACACCGGGCCAAATGGCCAAGCCTGTGGCTTTTCATTTTCAAACAGCGGTTGACCAACTTCGGCAAGGTACACGCCATATACATAAAACAAGATTTTATTAATCTGTGTCTTATTCAGCATAGTGTGCTGCATTTTCTGAGCAGTAAACTGTATTAATTTTGCGTAGTCAAGACTGGTTAGCATCGTGCATATTGAGTTTTCACCGCAAAGTTAATAAATAAAGTTTTATGTTGCTAAAAAAAGAATATATTTTTATTCAATCATTGTAATATTACTTTAAAAACATAGTTTTGAAATAGGCGATACTTTCAAACGTAGGCAATATAAAAGGGCTTAACCGGTATGATGGTCAAGCCCTGTGAAGTGCTGTTTTATTGGGGTGTTATTCTTCGACTTCTCCGGGTTCTTCGGGGGTGTCATCGTCAACGCCGCGCGATTTGAGTGCGTGGCTGCGGCGTATAGCCCAAACGAAGGTAATCAGGAAGAGCCACAACGTCTCCGCGCCAATGGCTGCGAGAATTGCCAACATCGGGCAAATGTGCCAAGTTACTACACCGGTAATTATTGCGGGTGCAAGAATTGAGATCAATCGGATAATAAAACTGATTTTTGCTTTGAGTTTTTTCATTTTGTTTGAGAGTTAAAAGCTGAGTTTAATAGGTCGTGAACGTGGTTTTTAAGCCAGTCACCGTACTCGTATTTGATATTAATGAAAGTTTCTTTGTACATGATGCCCCAGATTTGGCGGTTATATATCTTATAATTGCCGTGGCGTTTCATATCCAGAAAGCGAATGTAAAGGGGGTATGTAATTTGAGTTCGCACACCTTGACCGTCCGGGCTGATTAGGTAGTTTGGCGAGTTGAGCGAGTTCATCAGCGCGCCGGACCTGCCCTTGATTGTGCTGCCGCTGCCTTGCTTGATTGTGCGGTCGTGACCAACTTGATAGATACGACTGGTTGCAATCTGCTTTTGCGTGGCAAAAATATCACGCACACCTTTTTGAAGGTATTGCATGAAATATTGTGTCTTTAGGCTGTCCGACTCCATGACTAAAAGGATTTAGCGGTAAAACCTATTGACCAGCCCGCAAAGTTGCGGTAAAATTCCGTTTCCGGTAAAGTGTTGAGGCTTGACACGTCGAAGCGCATGACCGAGCAACCGGCTGCTTGATCATCGAGCATTAACGCCTTCACTCGTTCAATAATCGGCTGTGTGCGTTCGAGCACGTCAAACGTGTCTGAGCGTTGCGGGTCGTATCGTTGCATCACGAAAATAACACAAAGGTTGTTTTCGCTGAAGTTATCGGCATTGCTTCCGGTGCCTTCGCCTGTTGGCGGCAAAAAGAAGAGCGTGGGCGTTTGTTCCGGTTTCAGATTGAGAATTTTCTTACCCATCTGCTCGTCTACGGTTACAGCCATCACCTCGCGAATTTCGGGCAATCGCTTGGCTACACCCTGCCAATATCGTTTATATTCTTGTAGGTTGATCATGATGCAAAATAATGGTTAGCCTCTTCGGTGCGGCGGCGAGTCAAGCCGGGCAAAACAACTTTTCCGGCATGGTTGTATTTAGCGAACTCGTTGCGGATACTTGGGTCGTTGGGGTTCGCCTTGACTTTCTTCAGGAGAGTTGATTTGTCAAGAGCTGTCAAACCAATATTATACGCGAGTGAAGTAATCGCGTCGAATTGGTTGTTGTTTACAGGCACGCCCTTCAATCGGTTATCAACTTTTTGGGCAAAGTTATTAACATCGGTTTCAAACAGTGCGTCAGCTTGGGCTTGGGTGATTTTCATGCCGGGTTTAACGTCTTTACCCGTATGACCGTAGCCAATAGTGAGCACTCCGGCGGGGCATTTATAGGCAGTCAATCTGCACCCTTCCCAGCCTTTAATCATGCTTTTTATTTTGGTTGAAAGTAGCATAATAAGTAAATCTAATTAGTATTTTAGTTTTTTAGTATTTTAGTAATTTAGTATTGTAGTAAAGTAGTATTTACTATATATCAATTATTTAGACTTCTTTTGCTCGTGATTATATTCAAATTTACACTTATAAAGATACATCAGGATTGACCAAAAATCAACGCTCTCAACTTCCTTGACCGTGCCGAAAAGTCCGGCGGTTGCAACTTCAAACGTGATGCCCGTCCACCCGGTTTTGTCGTCGGGTTTGCGGTCGTTGCCGCCCTTGAAGATAATCGACAAATCAACACTCTTGCCGTTGATTTCGATGGGTCCGGATTGAATGGCGTGCCACACTGAGGCAAACAATCGCGGTGCATGAAAAGCGAGCATATCGCCCACCGCCTCGTTCTCGCCAATGTGATACATCACGCGGGCAATATTGCGATAACACTCGGCAACCGCTTCGGTGTCTTCGGGTGTGGCTGCTGCCGCCTCAATGATATTCAGGCATTGCACGAACTCGCCGAATGTCATGCCGTCAAGCCAGTCGCCCGGCCCTTTGTGACCGTCTTCTTCCGGTAAAAGATTGATGGGCGTTTCGAGGATCAATTTATACACTCCGGCGGTTTGGTCGTATTTTACGAAACATTGCGCCAGTGCTTCGGCTTGCGGTTGAAGCTCGTCAATATACTGCGGCAATAGCTTTGTATAATCAAGTTTCAAACCTATCAGGTAGCTGCACCAATGTACGGTAAAGTAATCGAACGTAATGACCTTGTTTGCGAGTGCTGATGCCAGCAAGCAATAATACTTATATTGCATCGGCTTTAGCTCGTCAATGCAATCAGGCACGTTGTATTTATGTCCGCGGCTGCGTATATCTCTCATGGCTAAAACGACATACCTTTTGAGTGTACAAGCGGTTTACTAATGTAGTAATCAACTTCGCTGCCTTCGGCATTGAGTTCATCGACCAAATCTTGAAGCTGCTGCAAATATCGTTTTGCATCGGTGCCAAGACTTGATGCCACGGCTTCGCGAGCTTCCTGAGTGGCTTTGATGCGCGACTTTACCGGTGTGCTCTGCTGCACCTGCACAATGCCTTCGGGCAAGACTTCAACCGGTAAACGTTCAACCGCCTTCTTCATGGTGAGCAACGCCATACATCGCTTTGCAGTGTCGCAAAGGTCGGCGGTCTTATCATCTCCGGCGAGCATTTGAGCAAGATAATTGCCCACTATGGGTTTAATCTCGGTAAGTTGAATTTCGCGCAACATAGGCAAGAGCGTCACGAACAGGCGGTGGCTGCCAATGTTGTAATACTCGTTCATATCTTCGAGCGAGCGAATTAACAAACCTTCGCGCAACAGGTATTTGCGTGATGTTAGCCAGAAATCAAATTTACCTGCATCGAGCGCGGCAATCAGCATATCAGTTGCCTCGTATGCCAGTCGCAAAATGTTTTCTTCGTCCTTGAATTGTTCAAGCGCGGTCAAGCCTTTCTCATTCTCGCCCAGTCGGCGGCTTCGTCCGGCTTCATCGTGTTGGGCATCAAGCGTGGGTATAACTTTCAGCCAAGTGAAAAACGCCACGGCTTGTTGCAGATAAAACAGCGGTTTAGTAAGAAGATTATCCGTGTCGGCTGCGTCATCGCTATCGTAAAACGCTGCCAATGCCTCAACCGGCTCGCTGCCGATAATGGCAATTACGTCACGTATGCCAAGGGGTAAAAGCGGTTCCCACTTGTCGAACGTGATGGTGCTCGATATTAAGCCCACGGCTGCCACAATTTCCTGCGCGCCGTTGCCGTCTTTGTTAAATAGTTTCATCGCGGTTTAATATGTATGGTTTCCAATCATATTTGTCTAAGTTCATCAGCTTTATAGTGTCAAAAACTTGCTCCTTGTAAAAGCGTGCAAGGTCGGTGTTGGTGGTAATTACAGTTTGCTCGCAACGTGGATTGATGTTGAAGTTTGCCGATCCTTCCATAACGAAGTCGAAACGGTCGCCAAAACCTGCCATTATTTTTGCGTGGCTTCGCAATATGCCACAACGCCCCCCCCGGCTGCAAACAATGTCTTTGATTGCCAGATACACCGGGATATACTTATACTTGAACACTTCGCCCACGTAAAAATCAAGGTGTTTTATCAAACCTTGTTCCACCCACTTCTTTATCTCATCGAGGTGGCTCGTTGACAGGTACCAAGTTTGTATTAACAGATATTCGAGGGGTTGCTGCTTCAATATTGCACGGAGAAAAGCGATTGAGTCAATGCGCCCGTATGAAAAGCAATGATATGCCGTGTCCGGCTCCATGTGCCACGGTAATACGTTTTCAAGGTCAATCTCGGCGATAATGCGGCGTTCAAACTGCTTCGGTCGTAAGCTCGTGCCTTTGGTCGGCTCGTCTTTGTTCGGGTCGTCAATGCACTCGCGGCCGCCTTCCTTGTTTGGTGCTGCTGCGGGCTGTGGTTCCGGTTCGGGTGTGGCGAATAGATTACGCATTTGCTTTGATGCGGTTTTCGGGGTTAACATTCTGCTCGGCTGCCACAACGTTGCGATATAAGCCAATGCGTATGTCGGTATCGGGGTGGTTTGCCTTTATGAATTGTTGAAACGGCTTGCAAAGTGTCATATCAGGCACGGCGGTCTCTGATGCGTTATAAACTTTTAGAGAGTAAAGTTTTTCGCTGCCACTGCCCAATTTTGTAT